CCTCCAAACTTTCCCTCAATAACCTTCATTGACCATATCCTCTATCAACCAATCTAAATACTGCCGTGCCTTCCGCAAATCCTCTACGCCGTTCTTGTATTTATATCGGTGGAGGTACTTCATCACGTTACCAGAACAGTAGTCACCAAAGCCAACACCCAGTTGTTGTTTGATGTAGTCTATCGCCTCAATGCCTCCCTTGTTGTAGTGCTCTGGTTTTGTTACAGGGTTCATGTGACTGTCCTGCGGGTGATACAGTTTTCCTGTTGCTGTCTTGCTCACTCTGTCCCAATCGCTAGGCTTTGCACCATCAATACTCATGTATCTCTTCCTCTAGGTCTTCTTGGAACTCTTCTATGTTTTTTAGAAGTTTATCTTCAAACCTGTCTAACAACTCTTCTGCAGATATTTGTAGGGCTTCGACAAGATCATCAGGGTCATATAACCGCAAAAGACGCTCCTTAATTTCTTCTAGTGTCAGAGACATAATCAACCAACTCCTTTAGTGTTCCTATATTATACCATAAAATAGAATGTTTGTCACACCATTGAGCCATAGTATTTTTGGTACTTTTGCTCACTTTTTGATTAGGCTTCATCAGTACAAATATGAGTTCCTCGTTTTCCTTGAGGCACTGATTGATCGCTCTATACTTTTGCGTGTCTCCTGCGCGAAAATATCCTTTGCATTCAATGTAGTAGACTCGTCCGTTAAGCTCATACACGAAGTCTGGTGTGTACTTTCTTTCGATTCTGTAGTCGATTTGGCACGGCTCGTAACTAAAGCCAAATGGTTGTAACTGCGATGCGACATCTTTTTCAAACCCCGACCTGAAGTTACCTAGATTGGATTTCCGTGACCTTCGGCTCATTGACCACCTCTGTTAAATATCTGGGACCACTTGAGTAGATGAAGGTTCTTACTTCGGGCCAACAGGTAAACTTGTAGGGACAGTACGAACAACCGACTGCGAGCTTTTGATTTCCACTTTTGCCATCTGGTACGACTTCGTGGCACACCTCCGGCGGCTCCGGTTGTTCTACTAGCTTTTTTACACGTTCAATGTGCTCCTCTATGTCGTAGCTAATCTTTGCGTGAACGGGTGCCTGTGTGTCCTCTGTGTCGTACATGAGGTACGTCAGGTGTCCGTTCTGTTTGTCCATTGCTAGCCAACCAAACTTGGTTTCACCTTCGGAATGTGCATACCCTTTAATTTGAGCAACGTATCCAAACGGGTCATCATAAGCCAAACTTCCGTCCTTGAATTTCTTAAACCCAAAAGACGACACAGACTTAACGTCAGTGACAACACCGTCAATTTTACAATCCATGTGGCCCGTAATACCGGAGACTTCACATTGCTTTTGCTCATCAGTTACCTCGTGTCCTGATATCTTAGTGAGAAACAGTAGCATCTCTTCGATCAGATGCCCGTACATAAACTTGACATGGGTGTTGGGGGTTAACTCCTCCTTTACGTCTGGGTTATTAAAAGCGTTCCACAGGTAGCGATCATCACGCCCGATGTTAGACATCCGTAGCTTACGTCCGTCATTCCGTGGTTCTGTAAACAGTTTAGTCATAAGACGTTTACAGTTCTCACCAAAGTTTTCGATCTCATCGTACAGATCAACGTCCTCTGGCACTTCTTTAGAAGCAACAACAGCGTATATATCGTCTACCAGTGAGTAGATTTTGTTCATTTGTGTTGCTCCATGAGTTCAGATATAGCAGACTGCGCTTGCTCTGGCGTACAATTAAACCACTCACTCTTGCGGCCATACGTTTTCTCTAGCAGGCTGTGCGCCTCTGACTCAGCAGACCGTCTGTCGGTCACAGACCAGCAAGTGAACAACTCGTAGTCTCTGAACGGTGAAGACGTTTGGTAGCCGTTGAGCCTGTCCTCTGAGTCCACAGCCATACCTACCTTGACCCACTCAGGGAAGTTAGGGTTAGTGATAATGTACACCTGTCCCTCTTTGCTCAACTCGTACTTCGCAAGACTGCTGAAGGCAGCATCCTCAAACGTTTTGTACTTTCCGGGTTTGTGTAGAGGGTGAGACTTAGGTATGTACTTACCGTTCACAAACATCTTAGTTTGGTCACGTTTCCAAACAGCCTCAGGATTATCCTTATAGTACTTACCTTTACCTCTTTTGTAATTCATTGCTATCTCCATCAGTGTGTCTCCGTCCACGTTGATCCAACTTTGTACTCTCCGTCGAGTGGGCATCTGAGTTCAAAAGAAAGCCCAGCCGCCTTGATGCACTCCACTGCGAGCCAGCCGAACTTCTCTGCTTGTTCTGTAGCCACCTCCGATTGTATCTCGTCATGTACGTTACCTACGAACTTGTAGTCAATCTTGTGCTGTGTTGCGTAGTCATCCAGAAGCACCAGAGCCTTCTTCATAATGATCGCACCAGCGGCCTGCAACAGAGTGTTCAGTGCACTATGTTCTGATCTGACCCAGAGTCGTCGTCCGTCGAGTCCTGTGAGGTATCCTTTCCTAGAAGCCTGTCCAACTCGTTCTCGTAGAGTTTCAAGAGAAGGTGTATTTCGTAGAAAGCGTGTCCTAAGCGCATTGCCATCTTTTGCAGTTCCTCCGACGATGCTTCCAATCTTTGCGTCTCCTGCTCCGTAGAGGAAAGCATAGATGAAAGTCTTTGCTTGAGGCCGTGTTGCAAGCCCTGCAGCAAGTTGATTTCTTGTGTGAATGTCGTCTCTAAGCAAGACATCTGTAAACTCCTCGTCGCCCATGTAGTGAGCGAGCATCCGTAGTTCCAAACCACTGGCGTCTACCCCTACCAGCTTGCGTCCTTCAGGTACAATCCAGCAGTTACGGCAGTCTTCTCCGTACTCAGAGTTGACAGACGGAACCTGAGCCATGTTGGGACTCTGGTGTGTCATACGTCCTGTAACAGCACCGTTAGTTATTACCCTACCGTGCACCCTGCCATCATCCATGACGTGCTCTAGCCACGAGTTTACTTGTGCGTATCGCTTCTGCAACAAGAGGTACTCCAAGACTTGAGCCGCTTCGGATACATGACTATTCTCCTTGAGCGTCTTCTCGTCAACAACTGGTTTGCCTGTCGCTGTGAGTTCCGTCCAAACTGCACCCTTAGCTGTAAGCCTGTCGGCCACTTGTTGACGTGAACCCACGTTAAATACAGTGACCTTATCCTTGAGTCGTTTACCAGTTTTCTCTGAGTATCTTTCCTCAACAGTCGGCGGGAAAATCGCCTGAAGATTTGCTTCAATTTCATTCATGCGCTCCTTGAACTTAGCGCACAGGACGTGACACAGACGCTGATCCAGTAGCCACCCGTTGCGCTCCTGTCCCTGAATGATCCACTGAACCTCGTGCTCTAGGTCGATGCTCTCCTGTGAGAAATCAGCTAGCTCCACCATCAGACGGTTGTACACAGCCTCAGTGACTTCCGTATCCCTGATGCAGTAGTCGATCATCTCCGGTGTCAGCCTAGACCAATCCTCGTGGTCGCCTTTGGGGAATCCTAAGATGTTGCCCCAGTTCCGCAGGGAGTGACCACCAGACCTACTAGGGTCAGCTAAACGTGACAGGATCAGAGTGTCAGTGACCATGCTCCGGTCAAAAGTAAAATTCCAAAGACGCTCCACCACAGGAACATCAAAGCCAATTCCGTTGTGGAAGACGAACGTAGCTTCCGCTTTACGTTGAACATAATCCTTGAAATCTTTTTCATTACATATTACCTCCGATTCTCCGTTGTTACGACACACTGCACACCAGATAGTTGTGGCGTCCAGACCGTCAGTTTCAATGTCACAAAAGACTAGATTCAAAACTCTGTCTCCGGTGGATTAGGGTTAGCACACTCGTGGATACGTCCGGTAAACTTGTCGTACCGTAGCCAACAAGCGGGTCCAGTTTCACCAGAGTAACGGTTCTTCAGGATACGTACCGTGGTTGTGTTCCTGATGTCTTCGTCTTGGTTCTGCTGGTCACGCTCCATGCCGATCACAATGTCCGATAGCTGTGCGATACTCTGGCTACCACGCAAGTCCTGTAGGCTGATTCGGCCTCCGTCCTCGTGTGCTGTGCCGGATGACCGCCGCAGGTGAGACACGAGGAACAGGGTGATGCCTGTCTCTGCCACCAACGTTCTCAGCTTGGTCATTATCTCATCTATGGCCTTCCGTTCGTCCCCGTTCTCTTGAGAAGAAACCACGATGGACAGGTGGTCGAGTATGACATATCGGCAGTCACAGGCCTTTGCCATGTGCCGTACTCTTGAAAGAAGCTCGTCGGCTGACGTTGACCCCCAGTGATCGAACAGGTAGTAACGTCCAGACCCCATCGTTGCTTCCCAGTGAGGTCTAAGCTCATCAACAGGCGTGTCTTCCTCCAAGTGCAGTCGCCTAGATGATGCCACCGACATAATTCCCAGAGCTGTAGTTGCAACGTCTTCTTCCAGTGCAAGTACACCGATGTTGGCGTCTGTGCGTTGAAGCAGATCGTACTCAAGTTCTCTGATAAACTGGGATTTTCCCATACCAGAACCGCTGGTGATAGTGACGAGTTCGTAAGGTCTGTGTCCTCTTGTGATGTCATTTAACCCTTCCCACGGGTACGGTATGCTCTGCACTTGACGCTTGTTAACCAGCGCCTCCCATGTGTCAGCACCAGCGATGATACCGTCTGGTCTGTACACCTTTGCGTCCCACCACGCCTGTGTAAACTCCTGCACCCTGTTAGCCATGAGCATTTCGCTAGCGTCCTTC